TTATCAAAGGTTGAATGGTGTGCAGGAGCAGATTACGAAAGGGTCAGAGTCTCGTCCCGTTAACTCTGTCCCTCAGATTTTTGTTGATGACAAACATATTGGTGGTTATGATCAGTTGATTGCCAAGGCAGACAAACTGCTGAAGAAAGTATCTGGTGGACTTGAAGAGTTCTCAACCACATACAAACCATTCCACTATCCTTGGGCAGTTGAGATTACGACTCGCCACGAAAAGGCACATTGGATTGAAGATGAAATCGATTTGAGTGAAGATGTCACTGATTGGAAAGGTGGCAAGATTACAGCAGTGGAGAAAGATTATATCACAAACATTCTCCGTCTGTTCACTCAGTCTGATGTCGCAGTAGGGCAAAACTATTATGATCAGTTCATCCCAAAGTTCAAGAACAATGAAGTCCGTAATATGCTTGGGTCTTTTGCGGCAAGAGAAGGCATCCATCAACGTGCTTATGCTCTTCTTAACGATACCTTGGGTNTNCCTGATTCTGAGTATCATAAGTTTCTTGAGTATACAGAAATGGTTGACAAGATCGACTTCATTATGAAGTCCGATCCATCGACACAACGTGGACTAGGATTAGCACTTGCTAAGTCTGTATTCAACGAAGGTGTCGCACTGTTCGCATCTTTCGTGATGCTTCTGAACTTCCAACGCTTTGGTAAGATGAAGGGTATGGGTAAGGTTGTTGAGTGGTCGATTCGCGATGAGTCAATGCATGTGGAAGGAAACTCTAAGTTGTTCCGTTCATTCTGTGCAGAGCATGGACGTATTGTTGATCAAGACTTCAAAGCAGAAATCTATGAGATGTCCCGTAAGGCAGTCGAACTGGAAGACAAGTTCATTGACCTTGCATACGAAATGGGTGATATTGAAGGACTAAGTAAAGAAGAGGTCAAGGAATATATTCGTTACATTGCTGATCGTAGATTGCTACAACTTGGTCTCAAGACAAACTTTAAAGTCAAAGAGAATCCGTTGCCTTGGTTGGAGTGGGTATTGAATGGTGCAGACCATACCAACTTTTTCGAGGGTCGAGTTACTGAATATGAGGTAGCAGGACTCTCAGGAACATGGGAAGAGGCATACGCTGCATGAGTAGAGAGTTAGACGATACAATACTAGAAATCATTTGTGATGACTGTGGTTCAGAATACGAACTGTCTTACAATGAAGAAGAGTTTGAGTCGCCTATCTACTGTCCGTTCTGTGGAACTGATCTACCAGAAGACGAACTTTTGGAAGAACCTATCGAAGATGAATACATAGATGAGGAAGAACTGGACTTAGATGAAGACGAAGAGTGATAGATTACGACAATCCGTGGTTATACGATGGAAAACCATTTCTTAGCGAGCAGATAGATGATGCGGTGGGGTTTGTGTATTTGATCACAAACCTCACCACTGGTATGAAATATATTGGCAAGAAGAACTTTTGGTCAATACGAACTCTACCCCCACTCAAGGGTCAGAAGCGAAAGCGAAAGAAGAAAACTGAATCGGATTGGAAGGACTATTACGGTTCATCTGAAGAAGTCAAGACTCTCGTAGAATCACAAGGATGTGATAACTTTAAGAGAGAAATAATACACATATGTGTCAGTAAGGGTGAAATGAGTTATTATGAGTTGAAGGAGCAGGTGGTGAACGATGTGCTGTTCAAACCTGAAGAATATTATAATGCATTTGTTGGTGCTAAGATTCATAGGAAGCATGTTTTAAAATGAGAGTGAGAAGATCATCCAATAAGGATGTTACCTGTATTCGTCATACCCTACCCCGCCAAAGATCATACCAAATAAAAGACCATCTCGATCATGCGATTGATTTTGCATACGAAGAAGTCCCTGTCATTGAATATATTTTTGATGATGGCATTGCCATATCTGGTTCTGATCAACAAGCAATGTGGGGTGTTGCTAAAGATGGTAAATACTATTCTGAAGGATTCTCAAAGTTCAATCAACGTGCTGTCACCCACAGTGAGTTTTGGGATTCGTTTGATCACGGGTTCACACTGGACTTAGACGACAAACCCCAAGTCGAGTTTGAAGAACCTGTCAATCTGTGGTTCAACCTTGGATTGTATTGGCACTGGTTCTGTGAAGACTTTCCCTTACTCAAGTTCTTTAGAGAGAACGACTATCCGATTCTAACCAATGTACTACATGATTGGCAGATTGAGTCATTGCAGTTTGCCCCTGATTTGTTGGAAAGGATTTATACGGTTGAGACTCCGTGCACTGTGATAGCACCAGAGTATCACTGCTTCACTTATCCCGCAATCTCAATGCGCGGTAAGTCAGCAGAGTGGGTCGGTCACTTTCTAAGAGACACAATCAAACCAACTTATGATTGGAAACCATCACAGTTAACATATATCGGACGAGGCGATGCTGTAGCACGATGCGTTGAGAATGAAGATGATGTCAAAGAACTGTTGACATCTTACGGTTTCACTGTTATAGAAGAGTTGTCGAAACTGTCATTGCAAGATAAGGTAAATCTGTTTGCGTCATCGAAAGTTGTGGTGTCATCTACTGGAGCAAACCTGACGCACTGTCATGCGATGCAACCGGGCACTAAGGTTATTGACTTCAACCATGTGTTTGAGATAAAAGAAGAATGTGGTTGGAACAATATCGGTGCGTCAGTTGGTGTAGAGTGGACAACTATTCCTGCACGAACAAGCGACAAAGATAATGACCGTTCAAAAGCGGGTGGAATCAAAATGAAGAATCGAGGTCTGATTGTAGATATCGATTTATTGAGGCATACAGTCGAACATGCACTTAGTGAAGGAACTGAAAGGGCATAGTGGTGCTACTGTAAATCTATACAGTAATAACACAGTTGTCAAAGGTAACTACCCTAAAGCAAGGGAAAGTGCTGACATCTTAAACAAACTCCCATTTTCCACACCGAAGATTCTTGAAGTCAGCGACAGCAGCATGACGATGGAATACATCAATGGTTTGGACATGGCAACCTATCTTGAAACCGAAGACGTTGAACCACTCATTGAGTTTNTNTCTGATTACATCGCNTGGTGNGANCGCNANTCTATTCTAAGNAACTTNAAATCTGAGATTGATGAGAAGGTTGATTCATTAATGAGTCATATAGACCTTCAAGGACTCATACATGATACAGTGATGCCGAAGAGTCTGATCCACGGTGACTTGACATTAGATAACATTTTGTGTTACAATGGCGACTTCTACCTGATTGATGCAAACCCAACAAATCTTAACAGCATCCATTTTGATGCCAACAAGTTGAGACAGGACTTAGACTGTCTGTGGTTTGTCAGGGAGAGAAAGAAACGATTGGAGATCAAGATTGCCTGTCGTAGAATCAGTGCAACCCTAAAGAAAAGGTTTCCGTTTATGCGAAACAATGATCTATTGATATTCATGCTATCAAGAATATTGCCGTATTCAAATAAGATTGAGGACAGAGAGTTTCTCTACAAGGAGATTAGTAAATGGCGATAATCGTTCCGTGTGCGGGAAAGAGTTCCAGATTTCCAGGCACTCGTCCAAAGTATCTGCTGACAATGCCAGATGGTCGTTTAATGGTCGAACATGCACTGGAGCAGTATGAGATGTATTTTGAGGAGATACACATCGTTATCCTCAAAGAGCACGATGAGTTATACTCCGCATCAAATGCGTTGAATAAGGCATTTAATCTCCGCATCAAGGTTCACATCTTAGAAGAAGAAACACAAGGTCCCGCTGAGACAGTCTATCAGGTGACCAAGAATCTACCAGACGATGAACCTATTTTTATCAAAGATTGCGATAGTTTTTTCTATGCACCTTGGCGTAGAGATAATCACATTTGTGTTGCTGATCTGCGAGAGAATCTTGATGTGTCAAAGGTAGCAGCGAAAAGTTTTGTCACGATGAATAACCAAGGACTAATCCACAATATCGTTGAGAAGTCAGTGGTCAGCAACTATATCTGCGTTGGTGGTTATGGGTTTGAACGTGCGGGCGATTTCAACAAGGCAATGCAAAACCTGATGGTTGAGGATGAGGA